CAGATATGAGCCTAGTAGCTGCAGAGCTAAAAGGTAAAGTAGATTTAATATATATCTCAGATATTGCTGGAGAGTTTGCAGATGAGGTAGTATTAGATGATTACTGTAGAGTATTAAAGGAGCTAGAGATGAGGAGAGATATGCTGGCAGGAATTAATAAAATGCAGAGAGCCGCTAATTTAGATACTGATATTTTTGATTTGACTGCAGAGGTAAGTAGCTATCTGGATAAGGTAGGTGCTGCTCCTAAAGAAACTATAGTAAATACTACTACATTATTTAAAGATACCTTTAAGGCAATAGAGGAGGCTAGTACTAATACTGGAGGGTGTACTGGTATATCTACTGGCTTTAATGATTTAGATAGACTAACAAATGGATTTGGTAAAGGAGAGTTAATAATAGTAGCTGCTAGGCCTGGTATGGGTAAAACTACTTTAGCTCTTAACTTTATGCTAGAGGCAGTTAAGCAGGATAAGAGGGTACTAATGTACTCTGTAGAGATGACTGCTACTGAGCTAGGATTAAAATTAGTATCTAATCTATCTGGAATTAATGGAGATAGAATACATAGAGGTAAATTAACTGAGGAGGAGTATAAAGGCGTTTACTCTGATACCTCAGATATTATAAACTCTGGGCTACTTAATGTAGATGCAGAAACCTCTGAGCTATTTGGTATTAAGTCTATAGCTAAAAAGCTAAACCATAAAGAGCCTTTAGATATGATTATAATAGATTATCTACAGTTATTATCTGGAGGAGATAAAACAAATAAGCAGCAAAATAGAGAGCAGCAAATATCTTTTATCTCTAGGAATTTAAAAGCACTAGCTAAAGAGTTAGATATACCTATTATCTGCTTATCTCAGTTAAGTAGAGCAGTAGAGAGTAGAGGTAATAAAAGGCCTATGCTATCTGATTTAAGAGAGAGCGGTGCTATAGAGCAGGATGCTAATAAAGTTATATTTATCTATAGAGATGGGTACTATAGTAAAAATAATGATACTACTACTGAGATAATAGTAGCTAAAAATAGAGCTGGTAGTTTAGGTACTGCAGTACTAGATTTTAGAGGAGCTACCTCTAAGTTTACTAATGAAGATTTTAAACCTTTTTAAAAAATAATATAATGAATATAACAAACGAATGTAACATGGAGTTGATGTTAAGGTATGAAGATAATCACTTTGACTTAGCAATAGTAGACCCTCCTTATGGAATTGACATAGCTGAAGATTTTGCTGAAGAAAAGCATAAGGGAAAATCTATGATGAAAGGATATGCTAAAAAAGAATGGGATAATAAAATACCATCTAAAGAATATTTTAAAGAACTTTTTAGAGTAAGCAAGAATCAAATCATTTGGGGTGGCAATTACTTTTTAGATTATTTAAATGCTACAAGGTGCTTTGTAAGTTGGGATAAAATGAACGGAACTAATAATATGGCTGATTTTGAATTGGCTTGGACTTCTTTTGATAAAAGTTGCAGAAGATTTAGTATGCACCATTTTAGTAGTGGATATGGTAAAAAAATACATCCAACTCAAAAGCCTGTTAAACTTTACGAGTGGCTTTTAATGAACTATGCAAAAGAAGGAGATAAGATACTAGATACTCATTTAGGTTCAGGAAGTATAGCTATTGCTTGTCATAATCTAAATTTTGAATTAACCGCATGTGAGTTAGATAAGGAATACTATGAGGCTGCTATTAAAAGACTAAAGCAGCATCAGTCGCAAATAACTCTATTTTAATATGAGAATAGAGTTTAATATAAAACCATGCCCAAAGCCTAGGATGACTAGAGCGGATGCCTGGAAAAAAAGGCCTATAGTACTTAAATACTGGGCTTTTAGTAATGAGCTAAATATGCAGGCTAATCAGCTTAAATATATACCAGGAGATAAAATTAGTTTACTCTTTTATATACCTATGCCTCATAGCTGGAGTAAGAAAAAAAAGGATTTAATGCTAGGTAAGCCTCATAAACAGAGGCCAGATATAGATAATTTAGCTAAAGCCTTTATGGATGCTCTATTACCAGAGGATAGCCATGTATTTAGTCTTACTGCAGAAAAATACTGGAGTAATGAGCCTAGTATAGTAGTATTAACAGATGAGTAATAATAATCTGTTAGTATTAATTGATAAGTTAGATTTAATATGTATAAAATATATATATATTTGTAATAATAATAATAATTTAAAGATAAAAAGATGAGTGAATTTAAACAAAAGCCAGGATTTGGTAGCATATTTAAGAATGATTATAAGACTGCAGAAAACCAGCCAGATTATAAAGGTAAAATACTTTTAAAGGATGGCACTGAGCAGCAAATAGCTCTCTGGATTAAGGAGGGAGCTAATGGTAAATTTTTTAGTGCTGCTTTATCAGATGTATATGTAAAACCAGATGCTATATCTGTAGATTTAACTGGAGGAAATGCAGATGAAGGAGATTTGCCATTTTAATATATGAGTAGTAAACTTTTATACCTTTTTAAAGCAGAGAGAGATAGTTTATATGTAAGTGCTGAGCATGAGGTTATAATGCTATCCTACTATTACGAGCTGGATGCTGCTTTAAAGGCTCTGAGGCCATCTAAAGAGGCTTTTAGGCTACTATCTGAGGTTATTAATGTAATTACTGACTACTCTAACTCATTTAGTGAGGATAAGGATGAGTATTTTTATGAGTGGATAAGGATAATACCTACTAATTTAACCTATGCTATAGCTGGTTTTATATCTGGATTAAAAGAGAGTGGAGATATACAAACATGTAATATATATTACTCTGATGTACTGCAGTCTGCTAGTAGATGCTTAACCGCTTTAAACGAAATAGAGCCTATAGATGAGTAAACAAGATGTATATATAGCTTTAGCCTCTGGGTACGATAAGTATAAGGAGGTAGCTTTAAATATTTGTGATGATGAGGATAAGGCTAGTGATGTAGTGCAGATGGTTATGGAGGCCTGCCTAAAAATGCCTAAAGAAACGCTCCAGGATATATATAATAAGGATGGATTACTATGGTATATAATAAGAATGATAAGCCTAAATATTAAGAGTAAGACTAGTAGGTACTATTATAAGTATAATAAGTATTATGAGCTATTTGATAGTAATAGTAGTACCTTAACATATATGCCAGAGCACTATGAGAATAAGCCAGGAGATGATAGTAGGAGCGGTACGCATATTAGATTAGATGGTATAGATGATTTGCTAAGTAATTTATACTGGTACGATAGAGAATTATTTTTAACCTATTATAGAGATAGCTATACTTTAGATAGCCTAGCTGCCAAAACTGGAATAAGCCGTACTAGTATATTTAATACATTAAAAAAGGTAAGGAATTATATAAAGGATAATATAGATGACAAAACCAAAGAAATTAAAGAAACTGAGTAACTTTACTTTAGCCGCTGCTAAGTTTGCTGCAGGAGGCTTTATTAAGAGCTCTAAGGAGTTATATGATGAGAGAGTATTAACATGCTTAGCGTGTAAGTATTATGATGCAGATAAAGATGAGTGCCTAATTTGTGGATGCCCAGTAGAAGTTAAGGCCTCATGGACTACTGAGAGCTGCCCTAAAAATAAATGGAAAAAATGAGAGAGCTAACTAAAGATGAGATAAAAGAGCTGGGTACTATCTGGCCATTAATTAAAAATGGTAGAGCACCTAGCTTAGAGGTTAAAAGTATGGTTATAACATTCTGGAATAAAGTAGCTGGTACTAACTTTAAACCTAACTCCTCATGTACTTCCTGCCTAGGTACTGTATTTTATGGTACTGAGGGTTTATATAAAGAATATTATACATAATGACTACTCTACAATTAATAATAAAGACTAAAGGAGCTATAGATTACTATGGTATTAAGAGAGGATGGATATTATACTTTAACTCTAAAGATGAGATTACTGAGGTTAAGAGCTTATATAATCCAGAGGAGTATAAAGGAGCTAGGCAGGTATATAATGATGAGGAGATAATAGAAAAATTAACTAAATATAAAAATAGATGATATTAACAGTAATAGTTTGCATACTATGGATAGCTTTTATATGTAAGATGATAGTAGTATATAATGATGGCAAAAGAGCAGCAAAGAATAACAATAAGTTAAGAGATAGATTATGAGTAAAACACCGAGCTACTATATAGGTAGCATATTTAAGTACCAGGCATCTCATATAATAGAGGATTTTGATTTATCATATAACATAGGGAGCGTATGCAGTTACATCCTAAGAGCTGGCCGTAAAAAGAGTAAGGCTATGAGTGATATAGATAAGCAGATAGATGATTATACTAAAGCTATTGCCCATCTTAATATGGAGATAAAAAAACTAGAGAGAGTAAAAGGATATGAGGCTAAAGATATAATAAGATGAGATTAACCAGGAATAGAACAAAGGAAAAACTAGTAATTAAAAAGCTAGATATACCTAAAATAATAACTGAGGATTTAGGCTATTATATGCAGTTTGGATTTAAGAGAATACCAGAGAGAGATAATGGTAAATACCAGGCGTTAAAGCATGATAAAATAGCCCATCTAGTAAAGGATTATTATGGATAAAAAGACTAAGGAAGTGTATGGTAATAAGCCTAAATTAGATAGGAGGACTAAGCGTAAAATAAAGAGAGAGATAGATAAGGATATTAAGGCTGGTAAGTATGATGATTTAAAAGATGCTATTAAGCAGGAGGAGGATAAGACTAAAGGAGGATTAAATACAGATGGTAGTAACTATAGTGGATAACTAATATTGTCTTGTTTATTAAGCACTTTAAAAGACAAAGATTAATATAAGCATAAATTATGAGTGATAATATAGTAGTAATATGGCCTAGTTATAAAGATGTAATTAACTAAATAGCATAGAGTTTATATTTATATAAAACAAACTAATTATACATATATAAAAAGAGATGGCATATACTGACAAAGATAGAGATAGATTTATAGAGATACTAACTAAGCAGGCTGGTAATGTAGCGGGAGCATGTAGGGCTATGAATATTAATAGGCGTACCTATTATAACTGGATGGAAAAGCATGAGGATTTTAAGGGAGTAGTACTAGATATTACTGAGGCCTTAATAGATGATGCTGAGAGCCAGCTACAGAAGTTAATAGGAGATGGTAATGTAGTAGCTATACTATTCTACTTAAAGACTAGAGCTAAGAGTAGAGGCTATATAGAACGCCAGGAAACTGATATAACTAGTAAAGGAGATAAGATTAATATTAACATTAATCTAGATGAGGCACCTAATTGCTAACATTCTTATTACTAGTATTCTGCTTAATAATTCGTAAGAGGAGATGATAGATATAAACCCAGATTTAACTAATAAGCAAAAGCAGGCCTTTAAGTATATGCTAGATGATAGCACTACTGAGCTGCTTTATGGTGGTGCTGCAGGAGGAGGTAAGAGTTATTTACTTTGTGCCTATGCTATAATTACATGCCTACAGTATCCAGGAGTTAGAGGTTTAATCGGTCGCTCAAAACTCGATGCTCTCAAAAAAACCACATTATTAACATTCTGGGATGTATGCAGTCAATGGAATATTAAAGCAGGAGAGCACTATAATTATAATGCTCAGAGTAATGTTATAACCTTTTATAATGGTAGCAGTATTATACTAAAGGATTTATTTTTATACCCATCAGATGCTAATTTTGATAGCCTAGGAAGTTTAGAGCTAACCTTTGCATGTATAGATGAGGCTAATCAGATTACTGAAAAAGCTAAACAGATACTAAGTAGTAGGCTAAGATATAAGCTGGATGAGTTTGGATTAGTCCCTAAATTATATATGAGTTGTAACCCAGCTAAAGGATGGGTATATAATATATATAAGGAGAGTAGAGAGGGAGTATTGCCAAAGCATAAGCAGTTTATCCAGGCTCTAGTTACAGATAATAAGCATATTAGTAAGCACTATACCGCTCAGTTAAATAAGCTAGATGAGATAAGTAAGGCCAGATTACTTAGAGGGGACTGGGAGTATGATGATAGTAAGGATGCTTTAATAGAGTATGATGCTATTATTAATATGTTTAGTAATGTAGTACCTACTGGAGAGAAGTATATAACGGCAGATATAGCTCGGTTCGGTAAGGATAAGACTGTAATATATTTATGGAATGGCCTACAGATTATAGATATAGTTAGTATGGATATGAGTAGTATGGTAGATGTAGCTAATAAGATTAGAGAGATACAACAAAGGGAGGGCATAAGATTAAGTAATATACTGGTAGATGAGGATGGAGTAGGAGGAGGTGCTAAAGATATACTGAGATGCAAAGGATTTGTAAATAATAGTAGGCCATTAAAGGGAGAGAATTACCAGAACTTAAAAGCTCAATGCAGTTATAAGCTAGCAGATTTAATTAATAGAGGGCAGATAGGAGTTAGTACTAATAGCATAAAGATTAAAGAGGCTTTAATCCAGGAGCTAGAGCAGATAAGGAGGATTAATA